GGCGACGACGAGGCGCAGGAGCAGTACCTGATCTCGACCTCGGAGATCTCGCTGACCAACACCGTGCGCGAGAGCGTGCTGAAGGCGGAAGACCTGCCGATCAAGCTGACCGCGCACAGCCCGTGCTTCCGCTCGGAGGCGGGCTCGGCCGGCCGCGACACGCGCGGCATGATCCGCCAGCACCAGTTCGACAAGGTCGAGATGGTCCGCATCGAGCATCCGGAGCACAGCATGTCCGCGCTCGAGGAGATGACCGGCCACGCCGAGGCCGTGCTGCGGAAGCTGGGCCTCCCGTACCGCACGATGCTGCTGTGCGCCGGCGACATGGGCTTCGGCTCGACCAAGACCTACGACCTGGAGGTCTGGCTGCCGGCGCAGAACACCTACCGCGAGATCAGCTCGTGCTCGAACATGGGCGCGTTCCAGGCGCGTCGCATGCTGGCGCGCTTCAAGAATGCCGAGGGCAAGAACGAGCTGGTGCACACGCTGAACGGCTCCGGCCTGGCGGTGGGCCGCACGCTGGTCGCGGTGCTGGAGAACTACCAGCAGGCCGACGGCAGCATCACGGTGCCGGAGGCGCTGCGTCCGTACCTGGGCGGCCAGGACGTGCTGAAGGTCTGAGGGGAGGGCGGGGCAATCGGCCGCGTACCGCACACTTCTCCAAAGAAGTTGCCACGGCCCTGAAAACCTCGCTATACTCTTAGGCTTACTCGCTAACAACCACAGCGAGCACCGAATTCGGAGAGGTGGCAGAGTGGTTGAATGTACCTGACTCGAAATCAGGCGGACGGAAACGTCTCGGGGGTTCGAATCCCCCCCTCTCCTCCAAAAGAAAAGCCTTTGAAATCAAGGCACTAAGCCAGCCACCGAGCTGGCTTTTTTATTGCCTAAAAGTCCGAAAACGGCATCGTTTCCGCACTATCGTTTCCGCATTTCTGGATTCAGCGCGTGGGATTCGTGACCTCGCCGCGGCGCCGATAAACCAGCTGCGTGATCTCTTCCTTCGAATGCCCGAGCAGTTTCGAGGCGGTCGCCAGGTCTTCCACGTCGCTCGCGGCCTTGGCTCGCGTGTCTCGGAACTGGTATTGCCGAATCCGGGCCGCCAGCACGTCGCGGCCGGCGTCCATCGCAGCGGCGATCGCCGCGTTGCGGGCGTCAGTGAAGCGCTTTCGGAGGGTGCCGCGATTCAGCACCAGACCGCCGCTGGTCATGAGCAGGTGGGCGCCACGGACCTTGCGAGACCGAATCCGGTCGATGACCTGGCCCAGGAAGTTCCGGGACCCATCGTTGACGAGGCGAATCCGCAGCAGCTTGCCGGTCTTGCCCTGTCGCAGCTGGAGCTCCGTGTCAGTGAGGTTGTGGATCGTGAACTTCAGGACGTCGCCGGGCCGCTGGCCGGTGAGGTAGGCGAGGTCCATCGCATCCTGTAGTTCGGCCACCGCGGCGCCGTACACCGCTGCCCAGACCTCGTCGTCGACGTAGAAGTCCCGCGGCGTCTCCTTGTTCTTGGAGATGCCGGTTACCGGGTTGGCCTTGTCGGTGTAGCCCCACTCACGGGCCTTCGCCATCACGTGCGACAGCAGCGCAAGCTCACGATTCGCCGCGACCGGCGCCGGCTTGCCGCCAGGGTCGCGGACCGAGCCGTCAGCGCGCAGTCGTCGCTTCGTCTTGCGGTTGTCGCGATAGGCGGCCACATGGCGCGGGAGGATGGCGCCGATCGGGGCAGTGCCGAAGTGGGCCCGCAGGTTCTCGATCTCGGCGAGGTTGTTCTCCTGCGTGCGCGCTGCCTTCTTCGGAATCTCGTCGCGGATGTACTTGTCGAACAGAACGCTCATGGTCCCCGCCTCAGCGGGCACCGGCTTGCTCTCGTACTCGGCCCACTTCCGCTTCGCTGCGACCAGGTCGGTACCGAGCGGCAGCTCCTTGCGCTTGCCGTCGCTGTCGCGGCCGTCGTAGTAGTAGCCGATCCAGACCTTGCCACTCTTGAGCGTGCGTCGACGTTCGATCATGCGGGGCGGGAGACGCTTCCCGCTCAGACGCGCTGCCATCAGAAGGACGGCTCCCAGGCCTCTTCGCGGAGCATCGTCTTAGCTTCGATGCCGGACAGCTTCAGGTTCGCGTAAAGCCGGCCCACGATGGGGTCGCCGCTGCGGTTGGTGGTGAAGTGCCAGCGGTTCTTCTTCAGCCATTCGATCTGCAGATCGCGGCGCGCGGCGCCTGTGATCTTCGCCAGGGCGTCGGCGGTCAGGGTCTCGTCGCCCGTCTCGGGCAGGTTGAACAGGGTGGTCATGGTGGCGTTCCTCAGACGTCGGGAGGCACGTGGGGCGTAACTGTAGCGGTGGGGGGGCAGGTCTTGCCAAGGGCCGTGCGGTATCGTGATGGCGATGAAAGGGGGCAACATGGACGACGACGACTGGGCTGCATCGGTGGATGCCGAGCAGCTGGATTCGGGGAAGTGGGCGGCGCTGGTCGTGCTGACCCCGCCGGCGGCCTCCGGCCTGGGTCGGATCCGCACTGCGCTGCCGGGTGAGTACGGCAGCCGCGACCTGGCCGAGACCGCGGCGCGGGCCGCGATCGCTGCCGAGGCGCGGGGCGAGTGAAGGGCGCGCATCATCGTTTCGGCGCGCGCCGGTAGGCCTTGAACTCGTCGTAGGCCCAGGACATCACGATGATCGGGCCGACGATGACGGCCGCCGCGGCCATGGCCACGATGAAGCAGCCGGCGAACATGTTGGCGGGGATGTCGGAGCGCTTCATGGTCCGCCTCTCTGCGACAGCGCAGCGTCCAGCGCGACGGCAGCGGCGTCGATGGCCTTGCCGCACTCATCGCCGTGACCGTTCTCGTAGCCGGCCCAGAGCGCGGTATCGCAACCGTCGCAGGCGGTGGACAGCGCTTCGAGCATCTGTCGAGCGGCGGCACGCAAGGCCATCAGGTCGCCGCGCGAGGGAGCGCGGCGCTTGTTGTTCTTGGACACGTTCTCTCCCTCGGGTCCCTTATGCCTGCGCCAGGCCGGCCCAGACCAGGTCCAGCTCGTCCTGAGCGGACTCCGCCATGCCCAGGGTTGCGATCGCGCGCACCACGGCCAGGCGCTCCTCAGGCGATTTCGCGGTCTTGCGGGCCAGCTCGAGCTGGCCGAAGTCCTGCATCACGACCTCTGCGATCGTCTGACCCGACGCTGCCAGGCGGCCATAGACCTCGCTATCGCTGATGTGGCCAGGCACCACGCTTCCGCGCTTCGTGTCCGCCAGGTAGGCCAGCAGCGGGGCGAAGGCCGTCGAGGTGGTCTCGGTCGCCTCGAGGCCGTTCAGGATGACCTTCACCTTGTCGGACGGCACCCCGATCTGGGACAGCGCGTCGAGGGTGGCGATCGCGTCGCGGATCTGTTTGGCACCTGGCATCACGGGGACCACGAAGGCGTCGAAGAGGTGATGGGAACGCCGGGTCTGGGCCAGACGCTGCAGCCAGTCCTCGACGTTGCTGGCGCCGACGTCGACGACGACCCCGTTGTCGCTGATCGCGACCACGTCGAGCAGCTCGGTGAACTGGCGACCGCGCAGGGTGACGTCCTCCTTGCCGTCTGCGTTGATGCTTTCCACCGAGGCCAGCAGCGCACCAGGGATGCGCGGCGCGAAGAGGTTGCGGGCCAGGGTGGTCTTGCCGGCGTTGCCCGAGTAGGAGAGCAGGACGATGTTCTTCATGGTGGTCAGGTCTTTCGATTGGGCTTGCTGGACAGCAGTCGCGTCAGCAGTGGGTTGTGGATCTTGTTGAGGTACCGGTCGCCCACGGCCTGGGCGCGATCCTTGAGGGTTGCGTCGGGCCCGGGTTGGGGATCGGCGCTTGGGTTCGTCGATGTCGTCCATGGCTGCTTTGCGGTTGCCTCTCCTTGCTTGTGGCTCGGCGGCGTGTCGCCGCTCGGTTGCCGGTTGATAGCCGGCGTCAACGCCGGTTCGGATGCCAGGGCCTTGGTCACGGCCTGGCGGGACACCTGGACGCCTTGGGCGGCCAACCAGGTGCGAATCTCTTGATGCGTGTAGCCAGCGTCGGAGAGCTGCTGCATCGCCTTCCGGTGCGGCGCGAGCGGTCCGCGCTTCGCCGGCGGGTTGCTTGCCATCCAGTCGTCGAGGGATGTCTCGGTCATGGGCTCTCCTTCAGTCGTCGCGGTCAGCCGCGGCGGCGCGCTTTCGGTCTACGGCTTGCGCTCCCTCGCTTCGGTGGGGGTAGGGCCGGCGCGTCAGCGTTTGAGCCTTGGCGGCCCTTTCTGCTGTCTTGGCGGCGGCTCTGAGGTCGGTACCAGCGGCAATGCGGAGCAGTCGCGAGATCAAGGGGTCGTTCATTGCCTCGAGAAAGTCGACCGGCCAGTGGTCTCGCCCGGGACGCATCCGGGTCCAGGCAGCACGGAGCTGGTCCTCGCGGAGTTCTGCGTGGGAGATGAAGAGGAGGCTCATCGCTGGGCTCCTTCTGAGCTGCTCGAAGCAGCAGCGCGCGCCGCGTCGACCAGGGCCTTGGCCAAAGCCGTGCCGAAGGTCCGGTTCAGCCGATCCGACTCCTCGGTCGCGATCCGCCGGCGCTCGAGCTCGAAGGTCAGGCGGACGTCAGTCGCGTACCACGGCGTGTAGGGCTTGCTGAGCTGGGGTTTGACCATGGCGACCTCAGGCGGCGGGACGAACGCGAAGGCGCACCAGGTCGTCACCCAACAGGCGGGCTGCGATCGCGGCGGCGCTGCAGCTGCAGCTCGTGACGATGACCAGGCGTCCACGCTGACCCGAGGACAGCTGGTACCGGGCGCGATAGCGGCGCGGACGGTTCTTCTCGTGGTTCTGCATCTCTTCCTCCCTGTTCAAGCCCTGGCGGCCTTGTTGCGCTCGAAGGTCCAGCAATGCACGGCGACGGAGCGGACGTCGCGCTGCTCCTCGAGCTGGCCCCGGATGGCGCTGTTGACGTTCTTGATGTCCTTGAAGCGATGCAGCCGGCTGGTCTTCAGCACCTTCTTCAGGTCGCCGATCGACGGCACCTGCTGGTTGCGCTCGCGGGCAACCTGGATGAAGTGGTTGAGGTTGATCGCGATCTCCTCGTCGGGCTTGCGTGAGTGGTTCAGCGGCGCGCTGCCGCCGTCGAGGTACTCGTAGGCTTCCCAGAACTCCTGTACCAGCGGGTGGTCGCTGTTGATTGCCTGCTGGCGCTCAGTCGCCATGACCACGATCTGCTCCTGCAGCGCCTGGTACTGCTCGTCGCTCAGCGGAACCACATGCCGCAGTGCGTCCGAGAGCGCGAGGAGCTGGGCGTGGTTCTTGGCGATACGCGTGCTGCGCACCTGCGGGTGCTCCAGCAGTGCGGCTTCGTGCTGCGACGTCCTGTCGGCGATCGTCTTCAGGATCTGCTCCTCGCGCTGCGCCGCGAGCAAGATGAAGCCGCTGACGTCCTCCACAGGCATCCCTTCAAGCGCAGTCGCGTCCTGGCGCGTCTTTGGCGTCTGGCGGGACTTGTCGAAGGTCAGGTGGACGATCCGCTGCAGGATCGGGTCCGAGGCGTTGACTTCGTTGTTCTGGCTGATGACGATCGCGCCCCGGAACGGCGGCTCATACGTCTCGTTGCCGCCTGTCGCCATGCCGCGCGCGCGCACGCTGCGACCGTTGAAGGCGGTCTTGAGCTCGTCCCAGTCGAACGACTTCACGTGCGGCCCCTTCTCGCTTCCTAGGCGCTCGCGGTCGGACTCGATCAGCACGACGGGAAGGTTGCTCACCTGGGCGAAGTTCCGGGCACGTGCGGCCAGCGAGGACTTGCTGGGGTCGAAGCCCTCATAGTCGCGACGGCCGCAGAGCTTCCACAGGAACTCGATCAGCGTGGACTTGCCGGCGCCGGCCTCGCCGACGATCTCCAGGAACGGGAAGGACTTCTGCGTGGCGCGTATCTGTTCGGCGAACAAGGCGCCGAGCCAGAAGGTGAGGGCGGCCAGGCCCTTGGCGCCGAAGCAGTTCCAGAGCAACCCGAGCCAGTCCGCGTTGTACTCGGCCAGGTCGCGGTTGATCGTGAGCTGGACGGACTGGTTGAGCGACTTCAACGACAGGTTGCCCATGTCGAAGTAGTCCTCGGCGTTGATCTCGTACTGGCGGCCAGCCTTCACGGCGGTGTCACCCAGGACGAAGGCCGCGTGCTCCCGCGAGTAGCCGATGAAGTCGATCGTCTCGACGCGCTGGATGTTGTAGAGCTGGCGCTCCATCATCCGCTCGAGCATCTGGCTCGTGCCGGTAAAGACCGCGCCAGGCGCGAGATGCAGCAGTCGCTTCTTGAACTCCGCCGCCGCGCTCAGGTGCGAGCTGGTGAAGGTGTTCTTCACCGCTGGCGCGTCGTGCGGGAAGTCGACGCGGAAGTAGTACCAGCTCTCGTCCGTGAGCGCGTTGCGCTGGTAGTAGAGCGGCGCGGGAAGGCAATTGGCGATCGGGCGAATGTTGTGCGCCTTCTTCAGCGCCTCCTCGCGGATCTCGTCCTCGTCCAGGCGGCCCTCGTTGCCCTCCTCGAGGGCGCGCAGGGCCCGATCGAAGGCTTCCAGATCCAGCTTGAACCAGTACAGGCGCTTGCGGTACGCGACGTCGAACTCGGTCTTCTGGCCGCCGGAATGGCGGTAGATCTCCAGCGCCTTCTCACCAGCGGAAGGGGCGATGAGAAGCGCACCGTGGTGGCGGTACTCCTTGAAGTCCTCGGGCTTGAGGCGATCACGCAGAAGCAAGTCATTCCAGTCCACCTTGCCCCGCGCGGGCTGGGGGATCTGCGCCGCCTCGCACGCCCAGCCGTCCTTTCGAGCGCGCTCGACGTGCTTGAGGGTGAAGGACTGCCCGGCCTTGTCGCCATCGAGGCCGAAGACGAGGCGGGGGAAGGGGCGGCCAGCCGCAAGGCAGTCCAGCCTCAGCTTCTCCAGCGCCTGATCGGGATAGTTGTTGCAGCTCAGCAGGGCCGTCGCGTTGACGCCGGCATGGCCGAGCGCGATCGAGTCGAAGATGCCCTCGACCATCCACAGCTCCTCGGCTTCCGAGGGCGTGAAGCTCGGAGGACACCACCAGGTGCCCTGGTAGCTCATGCCTGGCTTGAACATGGCCTTCTTCTTGCCGAAGCGGGCCGTGCGGTCGATCAGACGTTCCCAGTGGCCGGTACCCACTGCGAAGCGAACTGTCGCGCTGCCGGCGCCCTTGCCGTTGTCGGCCTGGCGGTCGAAGTGGGTCTCCTCGGAGTACCAGCCCTTGATGAACGCCAGGTCGAAGCCGCGCGCCTGCTGCAGGTACAGATCGGCAGCGGCGTTCGGGTTGGCGGCCTTCAGCGGCTCGGCGCGCTTGCTCCAGTCTTCGAAGAGGAACGGGTAGAGATCCTTGACGTGGGCCTCGTAGCCGCAGTTGTTGAGGCGACCGCAACGGACGATCCAGGGCTTGTCCTCACTGACATACAGCTCCTTCTTCCTGCATGACGGGCACTCTCCCTGCCGCAGCCAACCATTCTTCGTCGTCTTGAAGCGGAACTCGCCGAGCTCTTGCAGCACCTCGCGACGCAGTTCCTGCTGACGCTTCTCCAACTCGTGATTCACGCGGCGCCTTTCAGTTGGTAGACGCACACGCAGAGGCGCAGGGCCCCCTTAGTCAGCGCGACCAGGCTGACACCGAGGAAGTTCTCGCGCGATGCCTCGACGTAGCCCAGTGCGATCAGCTCGGCGTGGAAGCGGTTGGCGTCGTCGCGGCACGCGAGGTGAATCGAAAGCGAGGCCGGAAACGGGATCCAGAGGATCTGCTCGGGTTGCGGAGCGATCTGGCGCTGCTCCAGCGCAGGCAGGTCGAGCTCGAACAGCTCCAGGCTTCGCCGCATTGCTCGCAGATCGCGGATGCGAGCGGCATAGGCGTTCGACGCGTCGAGAACGGCTCGGGAGTACAGCCGCTGCTTCGGGTCGCTGTTCATCGGGGAAGACCTTTCAGGATGAGCGCTGCCCGCGGTGCCTCCAAACAGGCATCGCTAGGCGGGGATTCGTAGGGATAAGGGGTAGGGCTAGCTACCCGGGGACACGTGGATCAGGGGCCGTGCGCGGCGCCTTCGAAGAGATCCAGGTTTCGCGCCGGAGCGTCCGCCTCGCGGACGGTCGATACCGGCGCGACGTCGAGCTGCACCGTGAGCAGGCGTCGCTCGACGTGCGGGCTGAGGGGAATGTTCACCTGTGGGTTCGGCATGGCGCTGGGCGACAGCGTGCGCATGACCTCCAAGCCGGCAACGTAGGTGTGACCGCAGAGCACGTTCGTGCATTGGTAGGTCACCTCTCGCATCGTCACCGTCATCTCACGGCTCTTCACCGCTCGGGCGCGGGAAGTGCAGTGCGGGCACTTGATCGTCACTCTCATTTGCGTGCCCCCCTTGGCACAAGATAGAGGGCTCTCCCTCGGCCCGTAATGCTGCGCACGGAGCGGCGCAGCCTGCTCTTGAGCAGCCACTCCGCTGCTTGCTCCACCGTGTCGAGCCCTTGCTGCAGACGGACGCGCTCAAGCACGTCGCGGTCGGCTTCGTTAATGGCGATCTGCAGCTCGGGCATGGGTAGCTTTTCGTCAGACGTTGATGCGCTTGATAAAGCCTGGAATCAGGCCGCGCTCGTGTCGACACTGGCGCTACCAGCCAGCACCTGTTGAGCCTCGCGCAGCACCAGCTCGCGAACCATCGTGCTCGGCTGATCCCCCTGGTAGTTCGCCAGAGCTTCGATCAATGCGTACTCGTAGTCGTCCAGTCGCAGGGTGATGCGGTTGTCTCGGACGCGCTTCGGGTCTGGATACATGGGTGCCTTCGAAATGACAGAACAGGACCGATGAACAGAAGGGAGAGGGAGCCTCAGGAAATCGACTTGCCGGCCTCAAAGGCCTTGAGGGCGTAGAGCACGAGCAGCCTGGCGAAGGCCGCGTCGGTGCGCTGCTCCTTCTGCGCTCCTGCCTTCAGGCGCTTCAGCTCGTCTTCGTAGAGCCGCAACGAAACCGGGCTGCGCGTCAGCACGCCAGTCGGGGCGCGACTCTTCTTCTCGGGCACTCGTTTCGTTGCAGCTTTGGGCATGGATGCTCAGCAGCTTCCGAGGAAACGGTGTGTATCCTCAGGATGTGGATGGATGCACAAATTGTGTCCCACGAATGTGGGATTCGTCAACACGCATGGTTGCAAATTGAGTGATTTTGGAGATCGTCTGCGTGAAGAGCGCACGCGACTGAAGCTGAATCAGATCGAGTTCGGAGAACTCGGTGGGGTGTCGAAAAACGCCCAGCTCAGCTACGAAAAGGCGGAGCGTCGGCCTGACGCGGACTACCTCATGCGCCTGGTGCCGCATGGGGTGGATGTGCACTACCTTCTCACTGGCGTACATGCCGGTCATGCGCAGTCGCCGTTGCCGGTGACGCACAGCGAGGCGTTGCTCCTGCTCGGGTCGCTGACGGAGGAGCGTCTTCGCGCAGTGTTGGTTGTCCTTGAAGGGCTGGCTGAAGCAAGCCGATAGAGCCGCGCTGCGCATCGATTGAGCCCGATCTCAGCGCTCGTCCGCGGCGCTGTCCGCAACGGCGACTTGGGTCGATGTTGCGCTGGCCGTCTCCAGCTCGATGCGAGTCGTCAGTCCGCCGTCGCCCAGGCTGTGCGTGGCCTTCACGGTCAGCCATGACACGGCGTCGATCGCCGGCTTGAACCCCGCCACCGTCACCGGCGTCTGAGGTCCCAGCTCGGGACGACCGCGCGCCAAAGTCAGCTCCATCGTCGCGGCCCCGCGTTGGATGCGCTGCCATTCGGCTTTCGCACCTGCGAGCGCATCGGCCTGGTTGGCATAGGTGTCGCGCAGCCGCTTCGCGTTGCCGCTGAGCCCCACCAAGACGCCGCGGCGCTTTGCCCGCTTCGCGTCATGCCAGTACGCACGGACCCCGCTGTAGGCCTCACGCTCGGCGGAGTGGAAGCGGTGGCTGTCGCCGGCGTCGCGTGAGATGGTCTGCGGGCTAAGCGTTTTGCCCCGGCTGTCTCGCGTGCCGTTGATGGGCACGAAGATCAGCGACCCCTTCTTGACGGTCGACACGGCGTCGTAGCGCTTGGCAAGGCGCGAGACAAAGTTGAGGTCGCTCTCATTGGTCTGATCGATGTGATCGACGACCGTGGCGGCCAGGCGCTTGTCGATGCGGGGCGTGAGGCCATGCTTCGCCGCGATCGATCCGACGATCATGCCGAGGGTCTTCTGATGCCAGCTCTTCTCGACGCGGACCTTGATCGTCTGCGCCATGTCCGCGCTGCGGGCCCGAACCTGGAGCTGGTCCGGGGCCCCGCTGTGCTCCACCTCGTCGACGACAAATGTGCCCTTGTCGACCAGCGCCTGGCCGGCCCACCCAAGTTGCAGTGAGATCGTGGCCTTCTTCGGAGGAATCGCGAGCCGCCCGTCGGTGTCGTCGAGCACCAGGTCGAGCTGGTCGGCCTCACCGCCACGGCACTCGGTCAGGCTGAGGCTGATCAGCCGTGGATTGATCTTGACCGTGATGTCGGTGCCGTCGACCACCAGGCGGTAGTCCGGCATGGGATGGCTGCTCCGGCTCACTGGTCGGCTCCTGCTTCCGCTGGGCCCGCTTCGCTTGCCGAGGGCTCATCGACGCCAAGCTCGGCGCCCTCGTCTTCGTCGACGCGGATCAGCTGGATCTGGAACTCGATGCGCCGTGCACTGCCGTCCTGCATGAAGACGGTGTGCGTCTCGTTCAGGCTCTCGATCACGAATGCACCGATGACCTCGCCGTTGCCAGACACGAGCGGCCAGGCGTGACCCGCGTCTGCCATCTCGCGCAGCTGATCCAGGCTCGCGACGTCGCCTGCGAACTCTGGCGCCACGACGCCGGAGAGGTTGATCGTGTCCTCACCCGGGCCGAGGAACTGGCGCGCCGGCCTGGCGCCCACGCGGCTGTTGCTGGGATGGCGCCAGGCGGACTGCCGCTGCAGGTCCTGGTAGGCCAGCGTCGGCAGGCTGAAAACGAACTGTCCGTAGCCCATCATCATGGTGAGATCTCCTTAGCTGATGTCGCTGAGGCTCGACCGCCGGGCCGCGAGCTTCGAGCGCTCGCGTCGATCCAGCTCGGCGGCAACCAGGCGCGCGATCGTGCGCTCGTCCATGCCAGGTGCAGCGTGGATGTGGATCTCGTACTTGTCGCCGGGGGCTGCTGGTGCGGCGGTGGCCGGCGCGGACAGCGGGGGCCTGCGGTCCATCTGGACCGACGGAGCTGCAGACATGGGACCGGCGCCCGGCGCAGCGCTCATCGCCGCCGCAGGCATTGCAACGGTGGCGCCAGCCGCCATCGCCATGACCGCACGGCGGACGCTGTCCTGACGGTTGGCAACGCCGGCGGCGGCGCCGTTGGAGATCTCCTCGCCGGCGTCGATGAAGACCCGGCTCGGGCTGCGGATGCCCAGCCTCTCCTTGAACCACCCGATCGCGCCGTCTGCTGCACCGCTGATGGCGTCTCGCACCAGCGCCAGGCGGCTCGTGATCCCGCCGGCGAGCCCTTGAAGGATGTTCGCGCCGAACTCGCTGAACTTCTGCGGCAGATCGAAGCCAAACCAGCGCAGCACCCCTGCGAACGCTTGGTAGAACATGCCCAGCGGCGACCAGTTCACCAGCAGTGCCGACACGCCGCCGATGCCCCCTGCGAACGCCTGCCGGATGCTGTTCCAGATGCCGCCGAAGAAGCTCTTGATGGGTTCCCAGTAGCGGATGAGCAGGAAGGCGGCCAGCGCGATCGCAGTGATCGCCAGGCCGATTGGCGTGGTCATCAGCGCTCGTCCGATCCAGAGGACCGCCTGGCCGGCGATCCGGAGCACGGTGCCGATCCGCCCGATAACCGATGCGACGCCGACACCGTTGATGCTCAGCATCGCCATGCCGTAGCGCAGCAGCGCGAAGGGGCCGATCAACGAAGCCAGGGCGACCGTGACCGTACCGCCAACGATCAGGAGGACGGAGAGGGCGGCGGCCGCCTTCATGATGAAGGTCACCAGGCCAGGGTGCGCAGCGGCGAACGCCGCCAGCTTCGACGCCATGGCCCCCAGCGTGGTCATGAGGTCGACGAGGGCGGGCTTCAAGGACTCGCCAAGCGTGGTCGTGAGCTCGAAGGCGCGGTTCTTCGCCATGGTCCACTGCGCCGACGTCGTCTGGTTGCGGGCGTCTGCTTCTCGCCGCATCGAGCCCTTCGCCGCGGTGCCGTTCGCGAGCTCGCGCTGCCGCGCCAGCTCCTCGGGTTTGTCAACCAGCTTCGCCAGCGTGTCGGAGTGCTCCAGACCGACGAGCTCGACCATGACCCCGACGCGCTGGCTCTCCGGAAGCTTGCGGATGCCAGCGATGACCTTGTCGAAGGTCGCCGATGCGTCTGTCGCCATGCCCTGCTGGATGTCGTTGCTCTTCAGGCCGATCTCGTCGACGGCGGCCTGGAACTTCTTCGTGCCCTTGGTGGCGGCGGCCAGCTTCTGCGTGATCGCGTTGATGGCAGTGGCTGCGGTCTCTGGACGTTCACCCAGCGTGAGCAGCGTGGACGACAGCGCGGCAGCGTCCTGCGCGCTCATCTTGACCGTCGAGACCACGCCCGAGATCCGGTTCAGGACGTTGATGATCTCGTCGCCCTTGGAGATCGCGTTGTCGTCGAGGTAGTTGATCGAGTCGGCCAGGCTCTCGATCTGCAGGATGGGGATCTTGAAGTTCTTGGCGACCTTGCCCATCTGCTCGGCGATCTCGCCCGGCACGGCGTCGAACGCCGTCGCCATCATGGCGGCCGTTCGCGTGAACTCCTTGAGCTGGTCGGTTCCGACCTCCATGCGAGCGCCGGCGGTGACCATGTCGGCGATCTCGTTGGTCGTCAGGGGGATCTCTCGGCCCAGCTCGCGGACCTGTTGCCGGACAGCGGCGTAGACGGCTGTCAGCCGGCCGGCATCGTCGCGTGCGCCTTGCACCTGGCGTGCGACACCCAGCATGTGGTCCTCGAAGGAGGCGAAGTCCCGCACTGCGATCGCAACCGGCGCACCGATTGCGGCGCCTGTGGCACCCATGGCCACGCCTGCGCCGGTGAGCTTGCCCTGCAGGGCCTGGGCCTTGGCCAAGGCCGCGCCGGCTGCGGCACTTCGGCGCTGGTGTTCGGCCTGCTCGCGCAGCGCAGCCGTCTGTCGTTCGATGCTCGCCGTGGTCGACGCGATGCTGGCGCGCAGGTCTCGTTCGTGGGTGGCAAGGTCACGGGTGCTGATGCCAGCGGCGCTGAGACGGTCGCGGACGACCTGGAGCTGCACGCTCTGGCGTTGGTGCTGTTCGGCCAGGTCGCGGGCGACTTGGCGCGCCGCACCGAGCTGGGCCGTCATCGCCTTGGTGGGCGGGCCGACCTGGCTGAGCTCGCGCGCCAGCCTGGCGGCCTTCTCCCGGGCGTTCTCGAGCTTGGCACCGGTGGCGTCCAGGCCGGTGCGCATCTCGCGGAACTCGCCGATCGCCTTCTGCTGGGTGCCCAGCTCCTTGAGGCGTTCGCGCGTCTCGCGCAGCGCCTTGGCGGTCGCCGTGCTGCCGGCGTTGATCCGCTGCAGAGGCGCCGTAGCGCGGTCAATTGCCTGAAGGATCACCTGCAGGCGCAGGTCGCTCATTGCCATGCGGCTTACTCGGACGGTTCATGCCGGGACCGCGCGCGCTCGCGCCAGTCCATCAGCTCGGGAAGCGACAGGCCGTCCATCTCGGACGGTGCCCAGTGGAAGACGATGGCGATGTCCGCCATCGCGTCCTCTACACGGTCAGGGAGGCCTGCTCCTTGACGGCTTTCGTGGTCAAAAAAGCGGCCACCTCCGAGGCGAGCTGGAACAGATCCGCAGGATCGAGCGCGTCGACCTCGGGGCGGGTCAGCGGCGGCACTGTGATGCGCGGCAGCACCGCCTGCGCGGCAGCGACATCCATGCGCACCAGGTCGTACAGGGAGACGCCCCGCAGTTCGCCGGCGGAGGGCTTGCGCAGCTCGACCTGGCTGATCTCCTGGTTGCCGCGCTGAATGGGGTGGTCGAGGGGGACGGTGATGGTCGTGGTCATGGTCGATGAGGGGTCAGATGGACAAGGCGGCGCGGACTTCGGCCAGGCGGTCGATGCCGCCGATGTTCTCGATCAGGTTGACGAAGTCGATCTCGATCAGCAGCTCTCCGTCGAGCGTGAGCTTGTAGTAGCTCAGGGAGGTCTTGATCTTGACCTCCGTGTTGTCGCCCGCCTTGGATTTGCCTGGGTCGATCTCGGTATGACGGCCACGGACGACGACCTCGAGCGACTGGGGCCGCTCCATGTCGTCGGCCTGCAGAGCGCCGTTGAAGCGCAACAGCACGCCGTCGACCTTCAGCGTGCCGAACTGCGCGAAGACCTCGCGCAGGTAGCCCGCGGCGGTCCATTCCATTTCCAGGCCCTCCATCCCGTTGTCGAGCTTGATAGGGCCGTTCATGCCGCCGCCGCGATAGTCCTCGGTCTTGCGGCTGAGCTTGGGCAGGTTCACTTCCGGCACTTCGCCCATGTAGCGGATGCCGTCGTTGAAGACGATGAAGTTCTTGAGCTTGCGGGGCAATGCCATGGTTTGGATCTGCTGGGAAGGGTAGGGAGCTGCCGGCGAGCGCCGGCAGCGAGGGGGCGTCAGGCGTTGACGCGCGCGGCGAAGTCCGCGAAGTACTTGTCCGTGATGCGCTGACGGAAGGTGAGGTCTTCCACAGGCGGGATCGGCGTGTAGTCGTAGTCGATGATCAGCTTGCCGGACTTGAGCGACGGCGCGGAGTTGGCTTCCTCGTCGTACCAGGCGCTGCCGTCCAGGATGTAGCCGAAGTTCTTCAGCTCGCGGAACTTGGCATTCACGCCTTCGATGATGTCCTTGACCAGTGAGGGGTGCAGCGGCTTGTCCACGGCCCAAAAGTGCGCCTCGGCGATCGAGTCGGCCAGGACCTGGGCCGTACGCGTGGCGCTCTCGAAGGCGAAGAGCGGGTCATCGCTGCAGGTGCGCGAGCCCCAGAACCGATAGCCCTGGGCGTTGATCAGCGCGGTGACCTCGTTCTCGTTGAGCAGGCCTGCGTCCGTCGCAGCCTCCTGCAGGTCCCAGTAGATGTCGCGGGACAGGCCGGTGACGCCGTTGATCGGCAGGTTGGACAGCGTCTTGTGCCAGCCGACCTCCTGGTCGATCTTGGCGCGCAGTCCCAGCGCGTAGGCCACCGGCGAAACGCTCACGGTCGCGTTGATCGTCGTGTCCCAGCGCGTGAACTCGGGGTGCAGCAGCATGAGCTCGCGCGCGCCGAACTTGTCGCGGTACGCGATCGCTTCGGCGATCGTCTCGGCACCGGCGGTGCTGGCATAGGCGAAGGCGCGGAGCTTCTGCGCGATCGCGACCAGGGCGGTCGTCACCTCCTCGGAGTCGTACTCGGGAACGCCAAGGATGCGAGGCTTGACGCCGAGCTGGGTCTGCGCCGCGAGCAGCGCCTTCATGCCCGTGTACTGGCCGGAGGGCAACGTGGTGCCGATGATCTTGCTGACCTGGTCGGCGATCTTCGCCTCGGCGGTCTCGCCGACGCCGTCAGCGACGCGAACGACGACGACGATGGGCGAGGCTTGCTGGCTGATCGCATCCAGCGCGGCAGCGAGCGTGCCCTTCGTGCCGGCCTTACCGATGGCGCTGTTGACGTTGGTGATCAGCGCCGGCTTGTCCAGCGGGAACGTTCCCGCGTCAGCGTCCGCGGCCGTGGCCACGAGGCCGATGATCGCAGTGGAGATGGACCGGATCGGACGGACGCCCTCGTTGATCTCGATGACGCGAACGCCGTGATGGTAGGAGTCGAGTGCCATGGGGCTCCTTGCAATGAATGGGGAGCCCCGCACCGGGGTGAGCCCCTGACGTGCCGGAGGCTCGAGAGTAGACCCGTGAATTTGCGATAGCCTACCGCTGACGTCACCTTGATTGAGGTCTACCCATGGCGTGCCAACTCACGCTTTGACTTGCACCAATGGGATGGACGGGGCTGCGCGTCACTGAGGTTCCATTTTTCGCGCGACGGGGAGACCGATGGACTGCAAGATCTCTAAGGGAACTGGTTTCATCAAGGCGGTGGATTGGCTGGATATCCCGCCCCTAGCCGTCTTGACAGGAAAGAACGGAGCGGGAAAAACCCGTCTGCTCTCGATCATCGCTGGACAGAACAATGGCAGTCCGTTCAACGAAGGCTGTCAGGTAGACATCAGCGAGAAGTTCCTGCATTCCCAGATCACTCACTACCCCAGCCTTTGGCCAGTGCAGGTGACTTCTGGGGCATCAAGTGATGAAGTGGTCGACGCAATCAGGACGTTGGCTTCCGGAGTCAACTCGAATCAGCGCGATCTAAGCGCAGCGATGGGGGAAGATGTTCTCCGACAGAGGCTGCTTCGACAACTTTCTGAGGAGCAGGGTGTTCCGATCAAGGAGATGTTGCGCAGCGGCGAGGTCACTCTTCAGCGTTACGTAACTCCGTCCGCACTCACGAGCTTTCGAGATCGCGGGTCATCGCAAGTGAGCCTCGCCTTCTACTTCCTCGCATATCAGTTGCTCTATGGCGTTGGAGAGCTCAACGGGGAGCCGCCGGACCACATTGTTGAACGCATTGGACCTCCGCCTTGGAAGGTCTTGAACAGCATACTGGCCGCGGCAGAACTTCCGTACGAGGTCGATGAGCCCTGGGTGCCAGACCTAACCGAAGCGGGCCTCTTCAATCGGTTTGAGTACTCCTTCAGGCTTCGCGACGTGACATCAAGAGCGGTTGTTCCGCCTGAGGCACTCTCCTCTGGCGAGAAGGTCCTGATGGGCACATCGCTGTGGATGTTCAACATTCAGCACGGCGGACAGACCCCAAAGTTGCTCCTCCTGGATGAGCCCGATGCGCACCTGCACCCGAAGATGGTGAGGCAACTGCTCAATGTCCTTCAAGAGGTATTTGTTGATAAGGCCGGAATTCGAGTGATCCTCACGACGCACTCGCCAACGACCGTGGCGATGGCTCCGCCTGGCTCGTTGTTCGAGTTGCGACGTGGTGAGCCAGCGGTCGAGAGGATCACAAAAGCAAAGGCTATCGGCAGCTTGACCGAGGGATTGGTCGTTGTGTCGGAAGGTTGGCCACTTGCTATGTGCGAGGGACCGCACGACCCAGAGTTCTATCGAATCGCCCTCGATAAGGTCCAATCTGCGCTCAATCCTGCTTACGCCATTGATCACATGGCTTTCATGCATGGGTGTGGTGTGACCACTGTGCAGTCAGTCGTTCCGGCTTCGCGCTCGCAGGGCCTGACTCACATGGTAGGGATCATTGACGCAGATTTTCCCGAAGGTCGTAGATCTAACGGCCGGAGCGGAAACGACGGCGTTGCCGTCCTTAAGCGAGGCGCGATCGAGAACTACCTCTGCGATCCATTGGTCATTTGGTTCGCGCATCGAAGTGACTCGAAGGACATTGACGGGGTGCGGGAGGAACTCATTCCGCGGGGTGGGCACGCGCGACTTCACCGATATATGCCGGAGCTACAGCAGATCGCAGATGACGTGCTGGGTATCCTGCTGAAGGCGCTGCCGGACGACGAAACGCGTTCGAGGGAGCTGGTGAGTGTCAAGTTCATTGAGGGAGTTGAGCTCCAGTACCCCGAATGGCTCCTCTGCGAGCGCAAGGAAGTGCTCCTAGGTGCCTGCCGGATTGCGTTCCGGCTACTTCAAAACAATCAGCGACCTCGGCTACGAACCGCCTTTGCGGCGATCGGCCTCACGCCAGTCGACCTCCATGAGGTGCTGCGGCAGGCCTGCGGTCACGCAATGCAGACCTGACGCACGTTAAGACCTCGGTTGGTTTGGCTTTCATCGCGAGCCCGAGTTGAGCGTCTGAGGTACACCGCCTGCCAATGCCCCACAGATCGCCTGGATCCGCTCCGCATCGAATCGCCAGTTACTAGGAATCTCATCGGTAGTACCAGCGCCATGAGCTCGGCTCGTCCATACCTTTCGTTCATACAGAATCGTGTCACCTCTGCCCGACGCGGTAGACCTTAGTCGGGTGGCAATCTCGATCGGAGTCGCGAGGTACATCCGGGGCATCTCGGTCACGGGAACACCCTTGAACTGAACCAAGCAGAGGGCAGTTCTCGCGCCATGGCGCGCAAGCCATGCGTCGATCGCAGAGTGGTAGTCGGCGGAGCCTTTGGTTAGGAGGCTCTGGGTTAGGCCCCACGACCCATCCTTGCTCCCCTTCACTGAGATCTTGAGTGCAACCGACCCGTTGTCAACGATCAGATCGTACTCAGGCTGGTTCGCGCCGTACTGAACTGAGACGTCCCAGCCGCATCGAGCAAACTGTGCCGCTGCGAACGCCTCTGCCGAGGTTGCCACGTGCCACGAGGTCTTCATCTGTTGCTCCTACAGCCCATTGGGCCGCGAGTTTAGGTGGCTCCAGAGTGAAACAGTCAGAACAGTCCGCCCGACGTTGAAGCATCCCAGTTCGTGATCACGAGCTCACCGGAGGCCGGGCGCTGTTCCACATCGCGGCCATTGCCCACGGAGTAGCGGATCTCCAGCCCTTCCATCCAGAAGCCATCGAAGCAGCGCCGGATCTCGGGATGGTCGTTGATGCTGACCATCACCTTGCCCTTCGCTCGGCGCATGAAGTCGGCCATCCGCTCATAGTTGTCGAAGGTCCAGTCAGTGCCGTAACCCTCGGTCTCCCAGTACGGCGGGTCGGCGTAAACGAACGTGTGGGCGCGGTCGTAGCGCTGCATGACGTCGAACCACGGCAGGTTCTCGATGTAGGTCCCCGCCAGGCGGAGGTGGGCCGCGCTGAGCTGCTCCTCGATGCGACACAGGTTGATGGCGGGCGCGGTTGTCGCCGTGCCGAAGCTCTGGCCCGCAACCCGACCGCCGAAGGCGTGGTGCTGCAGGTAGTAAAACCGCGCGGCGCGCTGGATGTCGGTGAGCGTCTCCGGGCGGGTGAGCTGCTGCCACTTGAAGACCTCGCGGCTGGACAGGGCCCACTTGAACTGCCGGACGAACTCCTCGAGGTGATGCTGGACGACTCGGTAGAGGTTCACCAGCTCGCCGTTGATGTCGTTGAGGACTTCCGTCCTCGCCGGCACAGGGCGGAGGAAGTAGAGCGCGGCGCCGCCACAGAAGGCTTCGACGTAGCAGTCGTGCTGCGGGAACAGGGGGATCAGGCGGTCCGCCAGGCGACGCTTTCCGCCAAGCCAGGGAACGATGGGGGAGGGTTGGTACATCGGAATGAGAGAGGGCGCCGCGAGGGCGCCCGGGTACTGCTGAGGGTGGGGCGTGCTGCGGCGCTCAGAGGCTGCAGGCGAGGGCAATGAGGCCACCGATGGCCGTTGCTGCGGCGTCGCGCAGGTCAGGTGTGTGCTTGGCGCGATTGCGAAGGTCGTAGGCCTCTTTTGCGCAGGCTGCGATCACGACGACTGCATAGGCAGCGATCGCCACCTCAGCCGCGGTTCCGCCCAGAGCCAGTGCGACCACGCGCGCAGCTCCAAACAGCACGACGCCGCCGAGACAGTGCAGGGCCTTGTCGTGCGGGATGAGGGCGGCGATGCTCACAGCTCGATGACCTCGGGCTCGTTGCCCTCAGCGCGCCAGGCGAGGAACGCGAGGTAGTCGCCGTTCTGATCGTCGATGGGGATGAAGGCGCCGTCGCTCTCGCGCCGAACGGAGATCGTCTTGCCGGATTCGTCGTTGATGAGTTGGAACATGATCAGAGTTCAGCGGTGAGGGAGTAGTCGAAGCCGTAGACCCGGCCGATGGTGAGCCCGACGCTGGTGAGCAGACGCGGGCCAGATTGCCGTCCGGCGGTCGCCGTGGTGATGGTGATGGGGTTACCGGTGGACCAGTCGGTGACCGCGCCGGCTACCCGACCGCCCACTGCCTTGATGGTGACCGTCGGGGTCGCACGCATCTGCACGGGCGGGATCGAACCCATCGTTATCAGCCAGCTCGTGTTCGACGCGACCGCGTTGGCGTGGGCGTCGCCCAGCGCGCTGGTGGCCTGGTCGAATGTGTCGGTCTGGAAGTAGTAGCGCTGGCACAGCAGGAGCTCGACACTGAGGGGGCGCACATCGAAGGAGGTTGCGGTGGAGCCTTTCTCCAGTTGGATGCCCGTGACCTGGAGCGACGCCCCCAGCGTCTCGATCAGGTTCACGTCGCCGGTCGTGCGAATGAAGTTGCCGGCCTGCCAGACGTTGGCCTGGTCGGTGATGGCGCCGTTGCCGCTGCCGATGTTCCAGTCCAGCAGCATCCCGAGGACGGGCCCCTTGTTCCACTTGCCGATCTTGGGGCCGGGAATCGCGAGCACCTTCTTCTCCCAGGTGTTCGCCTTCTCCACGGTGTAGGTGGCCGCGTACGTGACCTCCTGCGATCCACCGGCCGACCGAATCGCCAGTGTGTACTTGCCGATGATGGACGCCTTGACCAAGAACGAGACGCAAAAGTCCTGCGCGTCCTCAGTCCCGAAGGCCAGGTCGGCCAGGTACGTGCCCTCGACGGGATGCTCAAGGGCCTCGACTTGGTCGGCGCCGACGGCTTCGGCGGTCGTCACCAGCACCTTGAGCGAAGCGGAGAAGCCGGCAGGGGCGTCGGTGGACTGCTGGAGCGTGAACCGACCCACCGGCAGGTCATTCCCCGCCAGGCGGAAGCGGTCGACGGGATACGCGAGGTAGCGCGACACGTTCACCAGCGCGGCGCCGCTGTTGCGCTGGTCGATTCGCATGTCGCCGTTGACGATCCGATTCTTGAACGTGAAGGCGCGGCTTGCGACCTTGCCATCGAGGTCCGAGGCGGCGGTGGCGACCTTGGCGTCGATCTGCGCCATCTTGCCGACGACTTCGGCGGTGAGTCCACTGGTCGACGTGATCAGGGCGGCGACTTGCTGTTCCAAACTCATTTGAGGGCTCCGGAGAGGTAGGGGTGAAGGGTGATGCGCTGCAGATCCACGATGGCGCGCGCCATCGAGGTGAACTCCTCGGCCAGCGACAGGTTGAGGTCGCCCGTGGTCTCGATGACGACGGAGCCAGCGGGGACACCGGACAGGACCAGGTCGAAACCGAGAAGCAGATCAGTGCCGTCCGCCTTGTAGGCGAGCGGCTTCTTCGGATCGCTCCAGATCGCGAGGAAGGTGCCGTCGCTCAGGACGAAGCCGACCTCCCGAATCCAGAACTCGGTGGGACCGTCGGCCTTGGCCGCGATGTGCAGTTGACGCGGCCCGACAACCTTCCCGCCGGAGACAGGGAAGCGGGCGCGCTCGCTGCGCAGGCCGAGCTGCGTCTGCACAGGCGTGTAGGCCGCGTCGCCCAGGGCGACGTAGGCGACCTTTCCGGCAAGGCCGTCACCGGATTGCTGCAGCAGCGCCGCTAGGCCGACCTCCAGGGTGGTGGTCACAAGGGTGGACATCAGGACTCCATGCTTGCGCGAACGATGGATACGACCCGTGCGGCGGTCGCGACGCGCAGGGGTTGGGACATGGGGGATGGCTGCACGGGCAGCGCGTCGAACGCGGTGCGCGCGAGCGCGGCGGATGCCAGTGCGGACCCCACGCGCAAGCCACCATCGAACCGGGCGCCTACGGTGAGCTGGTAGTGGCTGCGCTCGTTCTTCACCGCGTCGACCATGCGGCGGATGCGTGCGTACAGCTCGAGGTTGATGAGGCCGTCGTCGCCGGCGTTCGGGTTGGCGCCTGCCCAGACCGTGAGCGAGAACGTATAGGGGGCCCCGCCCGTCTGTTGCCACTCCGCCAGGTCGATCGACGCGCCGATGGCGTCCAGCACCCGCCGGATGGCGCCGGCGGTGCCCTTGCGCTGGTGGATCGCCACCGAGTCGCGCACCAGCGCGCGCCTGGCTGTCTCCGTGAGGGCCTCCTGCCAGCCGTCTGTGGATGCGCCCCAGGCGAGCCAGGGGAGGAATGCTGCCGGGATCCTGCTGGAGTCGCCCAGGGTGCGCAGCGGTGCCGGATCGATGACCGGTGCCGAGACTGCGGCGGCGGCGCGCTCCAGGCGCGTCGCGGACGGCGGCAGCAGAGATGGGATGGGGCCGAGCGTCATGCCTGGGCCGGCGTGACCGTCACGCCCGTGCAGTTCGGGTAGTGGCGCAGGTCGCAGACGACGTCGGCCGGCGGCTGGTCGAGTAGAACGCGCCGCACGCCGGGTGCCTGCAGGGCCGCGAACAGGACGGAGCGAGGCATGAGGCCGCCGAGCTTGCGCCCCGCAGCGATCGTGTCATGCAGCCGCTGGCTCGCGTTGGCGAGCGCCACCGTGTGATCTGGACCCTCTTCGAACTCGAGCACGGCCTTGACCAGGTAGTCGGTCGGCGCGCCGCTCAGAACGCGGGGCCGGTCCGTGAGCGGGCGCACCTCGTCGGCGGAGAGCGCCGCCTGTGTCGTGGCCACGAGCTCGTCGACGGGGACGCTGGCCGTCTTCGTCGCGAGGACGGCCACGGTCACGTCGCCGGGCAGCGGGTCGACCAGGCCGGCGGCGTAGCTGCAGGTCAAGACGATCGCGCCGGCAGGCAGCAGCGCCCGCACCTCGGCGCCGACGTCGACGGCCTCAAAGGTAGGGGAGTCGATCGAGGCGTCGGAGATCTGCGCGTGCGCCGACAGAGCGTGGAAGTGGTAGGCGCCGCGGCTTCCCGCGACGGTCAGGCCCTCCAGGGCCATCTGGCAGCGATAGCGCAGGCGATCGTCGCTCTCGTAGACCGCCTCGACGGGCGGCACGGCGTCCGGATCCGCCGGCGAGAGCAGAAGGCGAGTGACGCCGTAGTCGGCGGCGCGGTTGTCTAGGTCCGTCCGCACGGCGTAGGCCAGCAGCGACGCCTTGGCGGCCTCGTTGACCCGCTGGCGCCACAGCAGCTCGCGATAGACGTTCTCCTCGAGGAGCTTGGTCAGCGGCTCGGATTCGAGGCTGAGCATCTGCGCCAGGTCGGCGCGCTGGTCCTCCGGCATCAGCTCGAGGAAGGCCCGCTTGCGCGAGGCCAGGATCGTCTCGAAGTCCAGAATCTCGACGAGGTTGGGGGCTGGAAGTTGGGAGAGGTCGATCACAGGGCGGCCCTCAGTTGCAGCGGAAGGACAAGCGCCAGCGCCTGACGCTGGCCTTGCAGCGGTTGGTAGATGCCCTCCAGCTCGACGACTACCTGGCCGGGGCGCTCGCCCTGCGCCAGGCGGACGCGGCTGACCTTCAGGCGCGGTTCCCAGCGCATGAGCGCGCCGGCGGTGGCGGCGAAGATCCGCACGCGGGTGGCCCCGTTGTCGGGTTGATCGATGAGGTCGGGCAGGAGGCTTCCGTACGTGCGCCGCGCGATGCGGCTGCCGATGGGGGTGATGAGGATGTCCGCCACGCTTTGGCGAAGGTGCTCGACGCCGTCGATGGCGCGGCCCGTCTGCTGGTTCAGTCCGCTCATGGGACGGGCTTCCCGGAGATCTCGTCACCCTTGCGCACATCGCTGTGGCCGTGCTGCGTCAGGCTGATGTTGTTGGACACGATGTCCGGCGCCCCCGTCACGCCGTTCGGCCCAAGCGTGAGCGACGCAGGGCCGACCTTCAGCGTGATGCTGGCGCCGGCCTCGATGACGATGGCCTTGGCGGCTTTGATGGTCATCGCGCCGCCGGCGGTGGCGATCAAGTCGCCTTGCGCCTGAAGCGTCATCTCGCCGCTGGCAGTGCTGGTGATGTCGCCTTGCGCGATTGCGACGATGTCGCCGACGCACTGGATCAAGTGGCGATGTGCTGTGTGGTCGTACTCGACAAGCGAGCCGTCCGGATACAGCGTCGCCTCGGTGTTAGCCCGGTTGTCGTTGGCGGGGTGCTCGTCGCTGTAAAGGCCGACGAGAGCGAAGCCGTTAGCGAGGTCCCCGCCTGGCGAGCACAGCAGGCACTGCTCGCCCACCGACGGCGGGCTCCATTCGCGGACGACGCCAGCGCGGCGCGCAAAGGCGCGGACCCAGGACGAAAGCAGTCCGCCAGTGCGGACGCGGACGAGCGCGGCATCGTGATCGACTTGCTCGATGGTGCCGGCGCGCAGGAGGTTTTCGAGGCGGCGGATGACATCGCTGATGTCCGGAGAATCCATGCCGCTCATCTTGCCGAGATGCCTCGCGCGAGGCACGTACGGCGGGGTCTGCCCACACTGGGCAAGCCCCGCAAAGATCACACGTGATCGTTCAGTGCGGCGCTCGCGCGCTTCAATGCTTGTGCATGCGGTCGGAGGAGCGCGGCGATGCTCTCGGTGGCGATCGCTCCGCCCGCGAGCTCGAGGAGCTCCATCAATCCTGCGATCCCGTCGTCAGCCTGGCTGACTGAGCGGGCGATCTCAGCGATGGGTTGCTTCGTTGCGGCACTGATGTGATGAATGCCGCTCCCTGACGTTCTTCTTTGCATGTCCATACTGCTTTCTGCTCGAGGGTGGCTCGATGTCAGTGCAGGCATGGACTACCCCGAAATCGCGCCGAAAGGCGCGCGACTTCCCAGGGTCCGCTCTACGACGGTTCACGATGAGACGTACTGCGCGGGCGTCATTCTGGGAAGTTCTGGGTATTTGTCTTAACGAGGTCTTAATGCGTGGGCGCTGTTCAGAAGTGAGCGTCACATGTGCCCGCTCTGACCAAGTCGCGGGTCTGCCAAGAAGGGCAGCGTCGCAGCGAGAGCAGACTTCTCCTCCGGTTACTCCGCTCTATCAAACCGCTGAACGAAGGGGTTTGCCGATAACCACCTGATACAGCGGCATGTCGGGGAAATACTTCAGCGAAATCTCGGCGATCAAGTAGGTCTCGCTAGCGACCACTTGCTCGCGGATAAGCAGTGGCTGCTTGTGTTGCTTCCGCTCTGGCTCGAAGCCACCGACAAAGTAGCTTGCGCTTCCGACGTCATCGATGATGAGAGGTAAAAGGAGCGGCTGAAAGCCATTCACCCCGAGCTCGTAACAGGCAAAAGCGTGTGCGGTTTTCGCCAGTACGCGCATAACCGTTCGAGGGTGAATGCCGGCAGACGACCAAACGATATCGCGTAGGCCGAGTTTGCGTGAGATTTTCGAACTCTGCGTGGTGTCTAGCCCAAACGTCAGGCCTACGCTAGCTTCAATGTCGGGTGACAGGCCTTGTAGCAGGCCAGGCGTCGGCAGATGCACCACCATTGGCATCCGGGGGCAGTCACTTCGCGATATTTCTACAGTCACCTCCTCCCCTCTTGAGTCCAAGCCCGTAATCGGGACCTTCTTTGACATCAACGCTTCGCGACTTTCCTTGTCACGCGTCGGTACGCCGTCTAGTGCGCGCTGTACGCCGTAGGTCTCTCGAGACATTCCCGTCTCAAGCGCTGACGTTATATCTCCGTGTTTCTTACAGCTGGCCCGCTGAAGGACAATGTCGCCGCCGAGAGAGCGGGCTATAACGTGTTCTTTAGTAAGCGGCCCATCCGTGCGTCCACAGTAGATGCATTCATTAGCGAATCGCGCGGCAGTCATGTGGTTTTCTCTCCCCGTTTGGCTATAGGTTCTTCATCGAATGCAGTTCTTTTGGGCCAATTGTGAAGGACCACAATCAGCCTGAACACGCCAGCGGTCGCTTGTGCACTGCAGAGGGGTGGAATGTGACGTAGCTCCCTGCCCAGGAAGCCCGCAGTCCCCCAAGTTCTGATGCATTCCGCCGGTGCGTTGATACGATGACCGGATGAAAGAAGAACTTTCCGATGAAGAGCGGCAGGAAGCTGAGGCCTTCCTTGCACGAGCTGCGCAGCGGGCCGAAATTCTTGCCGGCCTCGAGACTCGACTTGGAGTGCCAAAGGGCTTCGTGGTCGGCCTTCATGACGAGAAAGATGATTGGACCTTCGTGGTGAAGATGGCTGTCTTCGTCGAGGCGGCCGTCACGCGGGTGCTTGTTCAGCATCTTGGGAACGACCTGATGTACGACCACCTGGCGGGCATCACGAATGGTCGTCGTCTGGAGCTCTCACGGGTTTTGGGACTGCTCGAGCCGTACGAGGTGGGCGCCTTGAACGCGTTGGCTACCGTTCGCAATGCCTTCGCGCACAACGTGGCGAATCTCAACGGCTCGCTCGCCACCTACGTCGACTCATTGACGGGCGACCAGAAGGCGAATCTCATCCTTCGCCTAGTACCCTTCGAGCCCAAGGACCGCCCCAAAGCGGCCGACGACCTCGACTGGATGAGAACAGGCCTGCGGGCCGTCTTGCACGCCGCAGTGGTGCCTACGCTCATCTCGCTGGCAGCCCGCGGTGACGAAGCTCAGCGCGCGCGCGATCAGAAGGAATGGCAACTTGCGAATCAAGGCAAAGGCTGGACGCTCCCGGACCTGTTTCGGCACAACGGCAAGGCAGCATCAGCCCTCTTGACCGCTACCACCGAGGAGCTAGAGACAATGATCAAGGGCAAAGCAAGCTAGCAGTGCGAGACTGTGCTGCCTCTATTGTGAGCAGCAGTATCTGCTGAACGTCGGCACATGAGGTCTGATGCGAACGACGGCAACCAGCCTAATCCGGCTGCCCTAAAGCGGTCGACTTGAACCGGCACAGGTTCACAGGTCTACCGGAGTTTGCGCGCCACACCCGCGAGGTCATTCGGACGCCAGAGAGCGCAGGATGCGATCTCGGATTCCTTCACGCTCGTCGGCAGTCAGGCCCAGCAGGCGGCGGGTCGCGTACTGGACTTCCGGCCCATCTGGGCGAACGCGATCGCGCAGACCGAGCTGATGCACGGAGGCGATGCGCGCGACGCGGCCAGCGAAGCCGATGCTCGCCTCGTCGGGCGAGGCTTCGATGCGCAGGTAGGTCGCGGTTCGGATCTTGGAGAACATCGCGCCCCGGCGGATCTTGCCCTTGCGGTCGCGTAGCGTCGCCTTGCGGGCTTCATACCGCGAGCCGTCCGGGTTGAGCTGGGCGGCGATCCGCCTCTGCTGCTGTCGGCGCAGGTCCCGCGCCAGGTCGCGGGCCAGGCGTCGCCGCGCCGAAGGGGAGATGCCCGCGAGCAGCGGCGCGAGCCAGTCATCGAGTGCCCGTAGATCTTCGCTCACGCCTTGTAGGCCCAGCTCGTGAGCAGCTCGTCGCCGAGGTAGAAGTCCCACGTCTCGCCCTTGGGCATGTCGCCGAGGTGCGCAGGTTCGCCCACGTGCTTCACGTCGAAGGCCGGTGCGCCCTCGCGTGGCCGTACCAGCACGCGCTCCGTGAGGTCCACCTCGATCGACAGGTCCACGGACTTCAGGTTGAGGAACTCCACTTCGAACCGCACCGCCTTCTCGCGTAGGTCTGGGTTCTCCGCGATCTCGGGTTGGTTGACTCGCAGCCACGCCAGCAGCGGCACCATGACCGCGTCGGAGTGCTCCGCGTAGTCCAGCAGCAGTAGATTGAGCGTGTAGCGGTACTCAAAGGATAGTGTCTCGCCGGCAGCGGCGACGAGCTTGCCGTCCTTGAGGAACATGCTGAGTTTGTCCGGGTCACGCCGCAGCGCTGGAACGGCCTGCGACAGGTGCTCGCGCAGGCTATTGGGCTTGAGCACTTGCCATCTCCTCGCGCAGCGCGTTCATTCGCTGCCGGATGTCGTTGTAGCGATCGATGCAGGCGTTGAGCTGGACGATGCCGGCGTTGCCATCGGTGGCAATGGCTGCAAGATCTTCAGCAGCCGCTGGCGCAAGTTCGGCTCGCGTTTCGTGCCGATCTCCGCCGGCAGCGGCGGGATCTCCGGCAGGGTAGGCACCACAAGCCGAACCGGGGGCGGCGACGACAGGGACTGACAGCCGGACAGTGCCAGCGCCCAGCTCAGCAACAAGGCGATCGTGTTGGGTCTTCTCATCGTGAAGCGCCCGCTTCAGGGCGTCAGTGGCGGTTGTTGAGCTGGTACGGAGATCTGCCTCGACGCGGCGGAAGCGAGCACCTGCGGCCTGCAGTGCCGCGGCATGCTGCGCGGAGACGTCGCGCTCACGCTGCTCGGCGACGAGCTGCTGCTCGGCGCCGCCCAGGGCGCGACCCTGCAACGTACCCAGCCAGAAGGCCAGGAGGACGACCAGCAGGAGCAGGGCACCGTTGACAAGGCTCCTCATTGGGCGGCCTTGCATTGCTGGTGCCGGCGCTGCTGGCGCGTCCAGACTCCCGCGCAGGTCTTGTTCCCTGGCGTGGCGCAGTCGAACTCCCAACGAGTCGGGCGGCCGGCGGCGTCTCGTCGCGACACCTTCCAACCGTCGCGCGGCGTGGACGAGGTCATGAACCGGAACTCGAGCAGCGCATCGCACGCCTGGTCGTAGCGCTGGAGGCGCAGGTTCTCGGCGATCTTCGACGCGCAAAGCGTGGGCATGCCGTACTGGTACGCGAAGTCCAGGTACAGGTCGAACTCCGCCTGGTAGAGGGGCACATCGACGCAGCGCCGGAAGCCGGCCTCTGCCGTCTGCATGTAGGCCAAGGACCGCTGCAGCGCCTCCACGGGCGTGGTGCGATCGCCGAGCTTCACCGGCGTGCCATCGAGTTGCCTGGTGCTACCGAAGCCGTTCGTCGGGACGTCGCCCTTCACGGGGATGGTTGCGACCTCGGCCCAGCCTTCGCTGACAGCGAGATGCACAAGCGCGCCAGCGCTGAGCGTGAGCAGGCCAACTGCGGTGCGGGCGCGCATCACGATTCGACCTCCGCCTGGCGCGTCTCGGCAACCGGGCGGCCCGCAAGGCGGCGCATGTGGACGCCCCACTCGGTCTCCTCCCTCCACCACTTGCGCAGCAGATACGCGGCCTGCAGCGCGCCAAGGATCAGCGCGATCCACTGGGCGAGGGTCAGCGAGGTGATGAGCGCCCAGGCGCTGGTCGGCGTGGCGACAGCGGCCTGCACGGCGAGATCCTTGAACTCCTGCTTGATGGTCACGGTCAGGTCCAGAGCTGCACCATGGGGCGGGTGCTGGGTTGCGGGATGGGGAGGTCGACGGCCAGGCCGACAGGCAGCACTGGTCCGTGGTCGGCCAGGCCGGGGTTGAGAAGCAGGGTCTGCGCGACGACACCGTCCGTGCGGCCCAGGTGCCGCCAGCACAGCGCGTCGACGGTGTCGCCCTGCAGGGTGCGCACGAGCATCAGATCAGCTCCACAGTCGTCTGACCGCGACCGTGCAGGGCGGAGATGGCCCAGCGGCGATCGCGACGCAGGCCGTCGACGCGCTGCTCCAGCTTCTCGGCGGCCTTGTCGCCGGCGCCAGTGGTGTCGAAGTCCCGGTACAGCTCGATCAGGTCGGCCTGGACGCTGGCGTAGACGGCGCGACGGTAGCGCTGCAGCTGCACGCTCACGCCGTCGAGCTTGATCGCCGGGACCGCGGCCAGGCTGGCGTGGCCGGCGAAGGACTGAGCTTCCTTGAACCCCTGCAGCTCGGCGTTGACGCTCGCCACCGCCTCGAGCGTGGCCTCGCGCAGGCGCTGCGAGGTCACTGTGCCGTCGAGACGGCAGGCGGCCCGCAGATGGGCGAGGTCGACGTCGGGGAACCAGCCGTCGTTCGTCAGCAGCAGTTCGTCAGCAGCAGCGGGGGTGGGAAGGGTTCCGAGGAAGCTCATGGTGTAGGTCGGCGGTGGTCGGGCGTCACGCGTCGGGGCCGAGGCCCTTTGCGATCAGCCCGAGCCGCCGGGGTTCCGGGGTCCGGAATCGGTTAGGCGCTCGGCTCGCCGGCGGACCTCAGCCGGCGCTCCAGGCGCTCAATGTCTTTCTTCACGCCGACCTGGTCGAACAGCTCCAGGGCGCGGCGGCAGTGCTGCAGGGCGAGCTTGGCGGCGTCGATCGGCACGGTGCCCACGTCGACCTCGCTGGCCCCGGTTCGGCCCATGTAGGCGAAGCCCAGGGCCTTGTGGACCTTGGCGCGCGCCTGGTCGGGCGTGTCGGCTTCCGCCGTGAGCTCGAGGACCGTCTGCAGGCCCTGGATGCACTCCGAAGCGGTCATCCGTCCGGCCAGCGCGGCGCCACCGATCTCATCCAGCAGCACCGTCGCCAGGTTGCGGTCGTACTGGTCGGGCATCGACAGGTCGTGCTCGACCGCGTAGCGCGCCACGTAGAGCGCGTCCCCGATCTGGCCGACGTCGATCAGCCAGACTAGGACGGTCATGAGCACCCGATCCTGGGCGCCGCGGCCCGTCTCGACCGCCGCCTCGACCCAATCCTTGTAGACCGGAAGGAAGTTGCGCTTGGCCTCGATCTTCCGCTCCACGGACTGGATCGTCTTGAGGTGACGCAGGTGCTCCACGAGCTGGGCCTGCATCAGCTCATAGGCGCTACCGACGAGCTCGTCGCCGGCGGAGCCAGAGGCAGAGGCCTGGGCGGCAAGCACGCGAGCGCGGTGGGCGCGGGCGGGGCTCATGCGCATGGTCAGACCTCGGCGATCTCGATGTGCTCCACCAGGGCGGCGCGACCGTAGTCCTCGACGACGAAGGCGTCGTTGCTGGACTCGTAGTTCTCGATGCGATCGCGCTTCGGGTTGTCCTCCACGCGGCGGCGACGCGCGCTCTCCTGCCAGTAGATCGACAGGTTGTCGAAGCGCGTGATCAGGATCGCGTTGGGAGGGAAGAAGGGCACCGTGGCGGCGGGCAGGCCGCCGACGCGCTTTTGCGAGAGCACGACGTCAGCGGCCAGGATCTCGGTTGGCGCCTTGTCACTGTTCACGATCGGGAAGAGCTTGTCGTGCATCAGGTCGCGCCCCAGGATCGCGACCAGGCCGGGGTCTTCCTGGAACCACGGGTCCAGCAGTTGGCGCGCGTCGTAGACCGCCGCATCGAGGTTCTTGTACGCGGCGTCCTGCGCGTCGCCGATCTTGATCTTCGCGTCGGCCTTGCCCATCACACGCGCCGGGGCGTTGGTGCGCATCTGCTGCAGCCAGCCGATGTTCACGTCCTGCAGCAGCGGATTCGCGGCCACGTCGGTCTCGGCGGCGACGGAGGTGCCGTTGAAGCCGATCATGATGCGGTCCAGCGCCTGGCGCTGGACGATCAGGTCGCGGATCATGTTCTGGAACTCGGGAAACTTCGCCCAGGCGTCCAGCTTGGCATAGCCGATGTGCGTGTCGAAGTTGGTCTTCTCGCACTTGTACGTGGTCGCGTCGATGCCGGTCAGGTCCCGGGTCTGGCGGTCCTTCTGGGCCGTATTGGTCCGGCTCGCCGCCGGGCCGGAAACACCCAGCCCCAGCTTCTCGCCCTGCATCTCGACCACGCCGATGATGTTGATGCGCTTGAGGAAGTCGCTGGTCTCCTGGATCTTCTTCTCCAGCGTCTGCTGAACAGAAGGGGCGACGGCGAAGGTGTGAGCCGCGTTCGCGACCGCGCTGAGAGCGGCCACACGGGACATGTAGGAATCGAAGACGACGCGGGTTTCGTTGCGCATGAGTGTCCTAGTTGCGATGCGTGTTGGAGTGGCGGATCAGCAGTCGGTCTGAGCGCCGGTGTTGGGGTTGCTGCCCGTGGCGGGCGGACGCTTCGAGTAGCCCGGCGCCAGTGTGGTGTCGAACTTCGCCACGGTGGCCTTGACCTGGTCGAACTCGGTCTTGAGCGTGTTGAAGGCCTTCTCGGCGGTGTCGGCGCGCTGCTTGATCAGCGTCGAGGCCTCGGCCTGGTCGGACAGGTGCTCGGAGATCTGCTCGAGCGCGTCGACCAGCTCGCCGAAGCGCGTGTCATCGGCCTTGCCCTTGCTGCTGAAGCTCTTGACCAGGTCGCTCAGGCGCTTGCTGAACTTCTTGGCCTCCGACGTGTCGGCCTCGTCCTCGAAGGCCAGCTCGGTCTCCACCGCTTCGGTGAACAGCGAGTCCGGCGAGGTCTTGCGGGCCGTGAACGGACTCGCCTTCGGGTTCTGCGCCGCGAAGCTCAGCATGTCGGTGCCCAGGCTCGCGGGGTTGTCCGTCACCGCCACGCCGACCACATAGGCCTCGCCCGTGTCGGCGAACTTCGGATTGATCTCGATGCTCGTGAACAGCTTCTGGCCGGCCTTGGTCAGCGCCACGAGCTCGGGCAGCGGCTGGATCTCGGCGTACAGGCGCAGCTTTCCGTCTTCCTCCTTCGTCTCCAGCGACAGGATGTCGCCGTAGGCGCGGAACGCGCTGTCGGGATAGACGCTGCGCAGATGCTCCAGGTTCACGCGCGCGGCGTAGGTCTTGGGGTTGTAGTTCTTGGCCGCTTGCACGATCCAGTCGCGTTGGATGGTGCGACCGTCGGTGGTGGCGCCTTCGGTGGCGACGCGGAACTTGCGGGACTTGATGGACATGACGAACAGGGCAGGTTGCTGGTGTCGTCATCGTCTGCGCTGGGGCGCTCCCTTTCAACGAGTTGCGGGTCTATCGGCGACCGGCAACTCCGCGCGCAGGCCCCTATCCATCGCGCATACGCGCGTGCGCCCATACCCTCGGTGCCATGAATTCGCAAGCCGCCGAAGCCCTGCCGACTCCACGCGAGAAGCCGGCCGAGGGCGTCAATGCAGACAAGCGCCGCACCGCGCGTCACCTCTACTGGCAGGGGTGGCGCGTGTCGTCGATCGCCGAGTGGATCGGCGAGCCACGCTCCACCGTTCAAGGTTGGAAGGATGCGGAGGCGTGGGACAAGGCCCAGCCCATCGAGCGCGTCGAGGGCGCGCTGGAGACGCGCCTGGTGCAGCTCATCGCCAAGGACCAGAAGACCGGCGGCGACTTCAAGGAGATCGACCTGCTGGGCCGCCAGGTCGAGCGCTTGGCACGCGTGCGCAAGTACGAGAAGTCGGGCAAGGAGTCGGACCTCAATCCCAACATCGAGGGGCGCAACGAGGGACCGAAGAAGAAGCCCGAGCGCAACCACTTCAGCGATGAGGCGATCGAGAAGGTGCAGTCAGCCTTCAAGGACTCGCTGTTCGGCTACCAGAAGGTCTGGCTGCGCAACGGGCACCAGCGCACGCGCATGATTCTCAAGTCGCGGCAGATCGGCGCCACCTGGTACTTCGCGCGCGAAGCCCTTATCGACGCGATCGAGACGGGGCGCAATCAGGTCTTCCTGTCGGCGAGCAAGGCTCAAGCGCACATCTTCAAGCAGTACATCCTGCAGTTCGCTGCGGAGTCCTGCGGCGTCGAGCTGGCCGGCGATCCCATCGTGCTGTCCAACGGCGCGCACATCTACTTCCTGGGCACCAACGCGCGCACCGCTCAGGGCTACCACGGGAACTTCTACTTCGACGAGTTCTTCTGGACCCACCGCTTCGAGGAGCTGAACAAGGTCGCCTCGGGCATGGCCATGCACAAGCAGTGGCGCAAGACCTACTTCAGCACGCCCAGCTCGATCCAGCACGAGGCGTACCAGTACTGGAGCGGCGACAAGTTCAACAAGCGCCGCGCCAAGAACGACCGCCTGCCGTTCGACCTCAGCCACCATCGGCTCGGGGGTGGTGGCTTCACTGGCGAGGACAAGGTCTGGCGCAACATCGTCAACATCATCGACGCCGCGAGCAGCGGCTGCGATCTGTTCGACATCGATGAGCTGCGCCTCGAATACACGCCCGAGGAGTTCGAGAACCTGCTCATGTGCGGGTTCATCGACGACACCTACAGCGTCTTCCCGCTGTCTGAGCTGCAGCGCTGCATGGTCGACAGCTGGGAGGCTTGGGACGACGTCAAGCCGTTCTCGCTGCGTCCGTTCGGGCACCGGCCCGTCTGGGTCGGCTACGACCCGTCCCACACCGGCGACACCGCCGGCTGCGTGGTGATCGCGCCCCCTGCGACGCCGGGAGGCAAGTTCCGCGTCCTCGAGCGCCACCAGTTCAAGGGCATGGACTTCGAGGCACAGGCGGACTCGATCCGCAAGATCACCGAGCGCTTCAACGTGCAGCACATCGGCATCGACACGACGGGGCTGGGGCAAGGCGTCTACCAGATCGTGCAGAAGTTCTATCCGGCAGTGAAGGCGATCAACTACTCGCTGGAGACGAAGACGCGCCTGGTCCTCAAGGCCAAGAGCGTGATCACCAAGGGACGGTTGGAGTTCGATGCGGGCTGGGTCGACCTGGCGCACGCGTTCCTCGCCATCCGCCGGACCCTGACCGCGAGCGGGCGCAGCGTCACCTACGACGCAGGCCGCAGCGAGGAGACGGGGCATGCAGACCTAGCCTGGGCCTGCATGCACGCATTGGACAACGAGCCCCTGGAGGGCTTCACGCTGCAGAGCCGCAGCATCATGGAGATCTCGTGATGGAAACGATCGAAGCCGCCGCGCAGGCGAGTAGTGGCGCCGCAGGCGTTCAGGCATTCACGTTCGGCGATCCGGTGCCCGTGATGGACCGCGTCGAACTGCTCGACTACCTGGAGTGCGGGCTGGTGGGGAAGTGGTACGAGCCGCCGGTGAGCTGGGAGGGGCTTGCCAAGAGCTTCCGCGCCAGCACGCACCACAGCAGCAGCATCTACTTCAAGCGCAATGTGCTGGTGTCGACGTTCAAGCCTCACAAGCTGCTGAGCGCCGACACCTTCGGCGCGCTGGTGCTGGACTTCCTCACGTTCGGCAACGGCTACCTGGAGCGCCCGCGCGCGCTGACTGGCCGCGCGCTCGAGCTGCGGCACGCGCTCGCGAAGTACGTGCGGCGTGGCGCGGATCTGGAGACGTACCACTTCGTGCGGCGCTGGGGCGATGACCACGAGTTCGCCGCGGGCTCGGTGTTCCACATGCGCGAGGCCGACATCAACCAGGAGGTGTATGGGCTGCCCGAGTACCTCAGCTCGCTGCAGGCCGCCTGGCTGAATGAGTCGGCCACGCTGTTCCGGCGCCGCTACTACAACAATGGGAGCCATGCCGGCTTCATCATGTACATCAGCGACCCGGCGCAGCAGCAAGACGACATCGACGCGATTCGCCAGGCGCTGAAGGACAGCAAGGGGCCGGGCAACTTCCGCAACCTGTTCCTGTACTCGCCCAACGGCAAGAAGGACGGCGTGCAGCTCATCCCGGTCAGCGAGGTGGCCGCGAAGGACGAGTTCTTCAACATCAAGAACGTGAGCAGGGACGATGTGCTTGCGGCGCATCGCATCCCACCTCAGCTCCTGGGCATCGTGCCTGGCAACACGGGCGGCTTCGGCGCGGTGCTGCCAGCGGCGAAGGTCTTCGCGCGCAATGAGATCGAGCCGCTGCAGACGCGCTTTCGCGCGATGAATGACTGGATGGGCGACGAGGTGGTCCGGTTCGATCCTTACATCATCGAGCTGGCTGGCGAGGGCGGCGAGTCGTGATGCTCGACCTGCGCGATCCAGAGAGCATCGCGGAATGGTTCCGCGTGAATCCGGAGCGCCACGGCACTCACCTAGCTCACCCGTCAAGGATGCTGTGCCGATGCGCCAGGTCGTCGAGGTAGCGCTGCACCGGGCGGCGCCTGAGGACTGCAGGGTGCAGTTGCAGCGGCTGGTTTACTCGATATCTCTGCTGAAATAAAAAAGGGTCCCACAGACGGGACCCTTTTCATTTCACTTTTTTAGAGATCAATCGGCAAGTTGGAACTGCAGCTCATGTCCGGTCGCCTTGAAAGCTTTGGCCAAGGTATCAATTTTTGTTGTGTGGTGCAAATCAAGGATTCGATGCACTTCTTGTCGTGAGATACCCATTCCGCTAGCCAAGTCGGACGGCCGCATGCGCTTTTCCACGAGCGCATTGAGCAGCAAAACTTTAGCTTGCACCGAGAGAGGAAGCGTCACAAGTTCTTCTCCATCCTCGCAAGCGCTGGGGGTGGGAACCGCGCGCTCATCTTCGATGTAGAAATCCATTGACGTGATCAGCGCGTCGAGTGCCATAGCTCGTGCGTCTTGTAGATCATCCCCTTGCGTAATTGCTTCGGGAATGTCCCGGAAGGTTACGACATACCCTCCGCCATCCTGTTCGAATTTGGCGGGGAAACTAAACATGGCATTACTCCTATTCAGACTATAGGTAGGAAAAGAAAAGAATTTTAAAAGGAGACAAACAAAGTCAACTTGGACAAACGGCCCCCGGGTTGTCCCCCGGGGGCTTTGGCTTACAGTCCCAACTGCTTCAGGATTCCCTTCCGGGTGCCTTCCTTTAGCTCTTTCGCCGGGTGCCTAGGGAGCACCGTTTTACGACCCTTGTACTCAAGCTTCCAATGGTTCGTACCGTTCGTGATGTCCACCCCTTGCGCCTGTAGCCAGCGCTTGAATTCGCTGACTTTCACGATGTCTCCTTTCGGGAGTTGTTGAAGTAAGTATGTTAGCAAAATTGCTGACGACTGTCAACAATTTTGCGACAGCAGGATGAGCCCAGCCTTAGCCGCTCCTGCACGGTCGAGCTTGCCGGCGCGGATGGCGACGATGACGCCGAGCCGCCGGAGGGCGACGTTGGCTGCTGGCAACGCTTCGGGATGAATGCAGTAGCCGCCAACGACCAGCGGCCCTGTCCGATCGCTGCACTTGGCGTTCATGCCGAGCGGCAACCCAAGGCCACTGGCGCGCAACCGCTCTGCAACCTCGCGGCAACCGTTTGGCAACCGGATGAGCCACGGTGTCCCGTCAGCGATATGGGTCTGTGGAGGGCACACGAGGGCGTAAGAGGCTCCCTTGGATGGACGGCTCCTCAGGGGGCCGGCTGGCGGCGATCGGCGCTCAGTGGACCGACGCGGTGGCCGGGTGGGGGGTGCGACAGGAGGGCGCACCGGCGCGTCAGGCCGATTCGCTTCATGAAACCCGCCGGCGCGCGCTCGGGACCCCGCCCCGCCCGCGCGCTAAATGGCGCGCTTTCGACGGCAGTGCCGGATGGGCGCCGTGCTAGGCGCGGTGTGGCCTGGCGCGGTCCGGATGACGTCATCGGTGTGACGGGTTCTGCCGGCGTTTTATGGCCTACGCAGGGCCGAGCCGAGCGCAGCAGGGAACCCTGCGACGTTGCCGCCCAGGCTTCCCTCAGTGGCCTCCTGGGAAGCAGCTCGGGAACTACCTAACCTTCCTAACCACCCCTGAAGAAGTGCGGTAAGTCATTGTCCTGCATGCGATTTTCTGATTAGGACATGGACCTAATCAGACCTAATCTACAACCTAATATCTTCGTAAGTGATTGATTTAAAAGGATAAATTTCTGAACGAAAGTTAGGGTCGAAGTTCCTAATCTGATTAGGTTGAGGTTAGAGAAAGATTAGGATTCCAGTGTGCTTCTAAGTTGTTGATTTTCATGGGAATTTCAGGCTTCCGCCCGCGCTGGTTAGGAAGATTAGGGACTTCCCGACACCGTCCCGATTCTGGAGAAGCGGCTTCCACGAGCCGCCGGCGGCCCCTAAAGTCGCTCCATGGACGCTGAAAATTTCTGGGCTGATGTCGAGGTCGACGAGACCGAGCTGGGGACCTTCGTTGCTGTCCTTGTGATGGGACTGGGCGACGATCCCGACCAGGTCACGCGCTTGTCGCTTGCCGGCGAGCACCTGCTGCCGGAGCAGGCCAGGAGCGCGGCGATCGACGCGATCACCGCCATGGCACACGAGGGCGACGCCGACGGCACCACCTCTGCAGCGTCGCCGGCGGATTCCTGA